CTATCTGCGAACCAGAAGAACGCCGCCGGTGCGCTTTGATTCGACCTGACCGCTCTTGATCCATTCGCGCACGGTCCGCTCGCTGCGCCCGACGATCTTCGCATATTCCTGCACCTTGATCCACTCTTCCATCGGCGTCATGCGCACTTGTGCGATCTCCGCGCGAAGAGCCGCGATATCGGCCCGCAACGCCGCCAGCTCGTCGCTGCCAAAGGCGAGCAGCATGGGGGTCTGGCTCTCCATCTTACCCATCGTCCCGGCCCTCCTGTATCTGCGCGGCGCAGATCACGTCACTCATCATACAAATCCCCTTCCTCAAGCCAGTGCTGGGCGGCATCCGGTAGTGATCGGATCGCCTCGCAATAGCCCCGCGCATATTCAGCGGGTGATGTTGTCGGTGTCGTAAGCGTCAGCGCCTCGGCCTCGGTGATCTTCCAGTGTTCGGCCGCCCAGGTGGCGAACTCGGTAATCGCGCGCTGGATCAGTTCCTCGGCATCGGCGATAATCACGGCGGGTCCGGCCATCACTGCGCCCCCTCTGCCTGATTGCTGTCCCGGTAGGCGCGGAGGATCGCGACCCACTTGATGAAGGCATCAAGGATAGGCTGGACGTTCCATTCGTCTGCCCAACCGGCAAAACCGATGAAGCCGCCGGGCTCAAAGGTGATCGCCTGCCGATCATCAAAGTAGTGGCTGCGGCAGCGGAGATCGGCCCCACTCGCATTGGATTTGATCGTCCATCGCTGATGTGCCCTGTAAGATCCCTGCATGAGGCCGGACCTCTTCATCGCCCGGTTCACCATGCTGCGCAGCATCCGCAGGTTATCCACGGTGATGTCGGAATAGGTCAAACCGGATGCGGCCCATGCGGCTCTGGCTTGGTCGCGTGTGTGTTGCTCACTCATCGCCTTTGCCCTCCGGTTCCTTCTCGATGAGGTAGAGGATGGCGGCGTGGATATGCATCATCTGATAATGATCACATATCTCGGCCGCTTTCCTGATCCCCTCATTCCGCATCGCCCGGTCGCGGGCTTCGAGCGCGGCCTTGGCGTCGGCGGGGGTGCGGTATCGAATCCGGTTTGCGTGACGCTTCCCTCCCCTGTAGGATTCCGCAATTTGAGCCGCATCCTCATACGTCGCTCGGATCAGCGCATCGGTCTGGGCGCGCAATTCCGCCGTCTCGCGTTCGGCTTTCTCGGCGCGAGCAATCGCAATTTGCTGAATCGCACCGTCATCTTTAAGGGCTGCGATTAGCGTTTTGTTCTGCGCCGTCAGCCTCTCGATCTCCGCCTCCATCATCGCCTCTGGGGTCATCTGGGTGTTGAGGTCGGTCATGCTCACACCTCCCCCTGATCGGCGCGGACGCCGGCACGCACCCAAGCACACCCCAGCCGTTCACCAGCTGCCGTCAGGATCTCTGTCGCGCGTGATCCCGCTGCCCAAAGTGTCACGCCATCGCCGGGGCTTTTACCGATCGACCCATCAGGGCGCTCAAACCGGGTCTTCCCGCGGATCAGCACCATTGCATCCGCGCGCAAGGCTGCATCCTGCCACCACGGCGCAGAGGTGCGATCCGGCGTCAGGGCAATGCCGTTGCCATGCTCGAAAAAGCGGTTTAGCCACGGGACGAGACCGTTTCTGCCGCCGAACGGTGGGTTCATCCAAACAAACCCTGTCCATGCATTCTGGAGCCCATCCGCCCCGGCATGCAGCCATGCCCGCGCCGGAACGTGGCGAGGTCCGGCCACCGGCGCTGCCACGTCCAGATCGAAGTCACAGCCAAGGGCGTCGAAGATGTAGCGCGGGGTATACCATTCATCGGTGGCGCCTCGACTGGGCCCGAAATAGCTATGGTTTCCCATTTCACTCCCCCTTATCTGCGTTCGGGAGTGGGAGAGCGGCGCGGTCGATGCGTTCTATTTCGACGTGCACTGCCGTGACCGCGCGGACTAGGCTATCAACCGTATTGTGCCACCCCTCAAGGCCATTGCCATTATGGTGACAGAACACGAGGCTTGAGGCGCGTTGTGCCAGCAATGCTGCCGCCCCTTTCATCGCCTCCACCTGCGCGCGCAGGGCGTCACGCTCGTCGGTGAGCGCCTGCACCTTATCGCGTAGGCAGGCGGCCTCGGCGGCGACCTTATCGAGGTTCCGGCAGGCCGCCATGCATTGCTCCGCAAGCCTGTCACACTCGGCCTTCGTCTGTCGGTATGACCGCTCATAATCGAAGGCGCGGCGGTGCAGGTCCACGTTCTGGTCTACCTCCCAGTTGTGCGGAACTGCGAGGTAGAGCGGCACTTGGTGGTGTTTATTGCGCTCGACGGTCACGGTGACAGCCTTGCCGCTGTAAACTTCGGCCCACGCAACGGGCTCCGCCCTGTCCTGCCCCGCGGTGGGGAGGGCGCGGGCCTTTCGCAGCAAGCGCGCTAGAGCAATCGCCATCTGCCGGCGATACCATTGCGCCCGCTCCGGCTTCCACTTCGCGCCATCGTTGTCGAGGTCGAAAGACTGCTGGTCGATGACGAGCCGCGGCTGCCCACAAGGACCAATCTGTGTGTGCTTGTCGAGCATGGTCAATTCGTCGGATTCAAGCGGTCGCAGTTCCCGCGACACCAGATCGCCATCGGGGCCATCGATCGCGCGGCGCGCGGCATCGCCATAGTGACCCGTTCCTCCGCATGACGGGCATGCGTCCTCTGCGCCGACCTGATGGGCATAGGACAGCACGCAGATCCCCTCCGGCAGGCCGTAGCCCCGCTGGATGTGCGTGATCCGGCGCTCAGCCTCGCGTCCGTCTGCGCAGGTCAGGTGAACGGTATCGCCCACGGTAAAGCCGCGGTCATCTCGCCGGACCTCGCCGGTCTTGGCGCCGGAAAGCAGGGCATCCAGAGGTGCCGGGTCGATCTTGAGATCATGGTTGGTCATGATGCACTCCTGATTTCTTTGAGGGCGTCAACGGCGGCGATCCGTTCGCCAATCCATTCCGCGCAATTCACAGCCCATGAGTTGCCGAGCGCCTTGTAGCGCAGGCCGTCTGGACACAGTTCGACGGGTTTCCCGCGCCACGGGATACGGGTGAAGTCGTCCGGGAATCCCATCAGGCGCTCACACTCGCGGGGAGTCAGTCGGCGGACGGCCCAAGGCATGAAGATCGCAGGAAAGCTCTGACCGGGTCTCCCGCCGCCCGTGGTCAGCTGCGACGACACCTGACCATCGCCACCGCACAGCCTGAGCTCCGCGCGGCTGTTCTCGGCGAAGGCTACCGCCCCCCGTCCGCCGCTCTTGCCCCCGCTGTGCAGCGCACCGGCGACAGCAAGGCCGGTATCTCCGCATGCAAGGCAATCGAAAGCCACCGCCGCGCGCACTGGCACGATGGGCGTCCCGCGCCCCGTTCCATCCTCCGAGGCGTCGAACCCCTCGCCCCGCAGCGCATGAGCGACGATCGGGGCCTCATGGTTGCAGTTCAGCGTCGGCCCGTGGTCGCGGCAGATCTCCGCCCCGGCCTGCCCGGTCGACATCGAGATCAGACCGCCGTCTAGGTCGAAGTCCGTTCCGAGCCCGCCACCGCCTCGAGTGCGCTCTGCAAGAGTTGGGGCAGGCCTTTGCCCCGATTCCCGGCGCGGCGGAGGATCCCCGCGCAGGCTTTGGCCGTCAAATAATACCGCCGCGGCACGTCGCCAGTCTCCAAGATATCCGACAACGAACACACGACGGCGGCGCTGCGGGACAGCGAATGGGAAGCGGCGTGTTCTGACATGCTGAGCGTCAATGACCCGATAGGCCCACCCATACCCGCTGGCCCCCATGTCACAAAGGAAGGCGGCGAAGTCTCGGCCAGAGTTGGAGGAAAGAACGCCGGGGACATTTTCCCAAACGATCCAGCGGGGGCGATAGCGAGCAGCGATTTCAACAAATTTGAGTGTGAGCTGTCCTCTGTCGCCAGCCAGACCTGCGCGCTTTCCTGCCACGGAATAGTCCTGACAGGGGGTTCCTCCGCAAAGAAGGTCAATTGTTTCATCAGGCCATTCCTCGAATTTTGTCATGTCGCCCCAATTGGGGGTGGACGGGTAATGATGGGCCAGCACCGCACTCGGGAACGGCTCGATCTCGCTGAACGCGACGGGTTTCCAGCCGAGCGGTGACCATGCCTGCGTCGCGGCCTCGATGCCGGAGCACACACTCAAATATCTCATCACACCCTCCACGGGCTGGTGAACTGACCGGCCAGCATATCGGCGACGACGGGCAGGTAGTCGGTATCCTCGCCGAACGTCTCGACCCACCACGCGCGCCGCGTGTGGATGCCGTCCGGCCCGGTATGGTGAAAAGGGCAAAGCGGGATCACCTGCGTGTCGGGCGCCCTGCGCTGGCTGAACCTGCCGCAGATCACGTGATGCACATGGACAGGCCGCGCTCCGCAGCAGACGCACGGAAGTTCGGCGACACGTGCCATGTGGCGCTTGCCATCCGCCGCGCTTGGCTTGGGCTGCTTGAGGCCGATAGGCTGGCGAACGAAGCTCATTTCGACCGGCCTCCAACATGGTAGAACCGGCAGTAGCGGCAGAAATACGGGCTGAACTGCGGGATGTCGTCGCCACGGACCTTGGCCGCGCGCTGCTTGCGCTTGATGATACGGTTGGCGGCCTTTCACGTCAGGAAGCCTTCCTTGCCGTCGCAGGCGCTGGCGGGCTGGTTGAAGATGAGAGGATCGTGCTTCATTCCATCACCTCGTATTTCAGAGCTTCCGGGTCAGTAAGGCGAACGCCCCGCGGCAGGTATTCGCGCTGGATCGCATCCATGAAGGACGTCATCTGCTTGACGGTCATCAGGCGCGTGACGGGCATGTCCCATGCTTTGATCGCCGCAAGTTTCACCTCATACGGGTGCGCCTTCAGCACCGGGTCATAGGAGGCCCGGAACGCGTCATTCTCAGCGCGCAGGATCGGGACGCCAAACCGGAGTTTGCAATCCGCCCTCACGTCCTCGCGGTCACGGTCCCCAAAGTGACGTGCGATGTCCGAAAACCACCGCTGCGCCAGCTTGTTCTGCTTTTCGCGGCGCGTTGGCTCTCCGATAGTCCAGCTGATCGTGATCGGCAGCTTGGCCGTCGCCATGCGCGAGGCCCAAGACAAGAGGCCGGTCATGCTTTTGACGACGACCTCTCCCATCACACAGCTCCCCAGATCATGACGTCCCGGGCATATACCTTGGCCACGACCGGCTCATGCGCTTCGGGCGAGCCGCCGAGCGTCTGCGCGAGGGACTGACACGACAGCCTGATCACAACGTCGTCGTTTCCGTAGCCGACTGCCGCACCGGCTTCCCGGATTGCGGCGATGGCCTGCTTTTCGGTTGCGAGCTTCATGGCAATCACCGGCAGGGGCTAAATGGTATATCTTGATCCAGCGCAGACCCGCCCGCGCCGTAGCCGGACTGACGGTCATCGGGCCGACGGTTGCTTTCGTCCTGCCGCTGGCTGTCGTCGCGTCGGCCGTCCTGTAACGTCACATCATTGACGCGCACCTGAAGATAGGTCTTGCCATCATGCTCGCGCGTGTCGAGGTCACCGGATACCGTGACCTTGCCGCCCTTTCGGAGATACGGGGCGACCTTTTCTCCACGTCCCCCGAACCACGAGCAATCGAACCAGAGCGTCTTTTTTTTCTGTCCGTATCCCGCCTCAACTGCGACTGTCCATCCGGTGATCTTGTCGCCGTTCTGTGTCGTTCTGACCTCGGCATCACGTCCGATGTTTCCTGCGATGGTGATGCTTTTCATGCCAAAGCCTTCCAGCTTTTATTGCTCACGATTCCTCCAATGGTGGATGGCGAGACGTGAAACACTTGAGCAATTAGGTATTTCTTGGCCCCCTGAGCATGCATCGAGCGAATTGCTGAGACTTGATCCCAGTTCAACTTTCGATTTCCATTTTTCTCTCCCGTTGTGTCTGGGGGAGACTTTCTGCCTTTTGACACGGCATCGAGCAGATTTTCTGACTGCGTGCCGAGCCAAAGATGACGAGGATTGACGCAGAGACGATTGTCACATTCATGGCATACAACCATCCCTTCCGGGATTGGCCCGATGAACATTTCGAACGAAACACGATGTGCTAGACGGTGTCGGTCATTGAAAGAAAATCGACCGTATCCATTGGTGTTGGACATCCCGGACCAAACCCAGCACCTTTCCTGATCTGAGTGGGAGCAGAGAGAAAGAAATCTCTCTATCACGAATGGGTCACGAAGTTCTGCCATCAGAACGCCTCCATGCTTGACCAAGTGCGGACGCCCGCGATCTGTCGGCTGCGGAAGTTGCGGGCAACGTAATCGTCAACGAACGCGGCAATCGCGTCGGGATCGTTCACGGCGATATCGTTCAGGGCAGGGCGGCGCGCGGCCTTCGGATCGGACGCCGGGTCAATCTCATAGGCCCACTTGTAGACCGTGCGCAGACCCTTCACCGTGTCGCGCTTCGCCTCGGCGGCAGCATGCGCAGCCTCTTTCGCCTCGCGAATTTTGGCCTCGGCTTCCCGTTGCGCGTCCAGATCGGCGGCGTTCGCGGCCCGCGCGGCCTCCTCCGCCTCCTGCATCTTGCGGCGCGCCTCGGCGTCCTTCCGGCGCTGTTCTTCCTCTTGGGCCTTGCGCTTGGCGACCTTGAAGTCGTTGACCATCGCGTTGCAGCCCTTAATCTGCGTATCGAGGTCTTTCAGCGTTGGCTGGTATTTCTGGACGATCCGGTCGCAGCCGTCCTTGAAGGGGCGGTATTCTCCTTCCTTCGCATCCTCGACGGCCTTCTTGGCCTCTTTGAGGCTCTTGGCAACCTCATCGACCTGCCGCATCTGCGTATCGTTCTGGACGGGCTGACCGGTCAGGATGCCCTCGGCCAGTTCCAGAGTTTCAGAGTAAACGGAGATCGCTTCATCGAGTGGGTCGGGAGGGGCATTCCCGCCTATCACGGCGCGGGGGTTCATGTCGTTCATGTGTCAGTCCTCAGAAAGGGATTTCGTCAGTGAGCGCGTTTCTCCGCGCGTCGAAAGCCTTCTTCACCCCGGCGGCTTCCTCCGGGTGGTTGTCTTCCAGCCACTGCCATGCAGCGGCGAATTTCGTGCCATCGGTATTTGCGGCGTCGAGGTCCGCAATGCTGGCCACCTTGGCGATGCCTGCGATAAGACCAGCTGCGATGGCACCGGGGTCCCGATCATGTTTTTCGGATTTGGGAGCCTCTTTCTTCGGCGCCGTCGGCCGCTGCTGATTGCGGTCCTCGACCAGCGGTGCGGCCTTTGCGGCGGCATTGCCGTCATCGTCATCCGGTGCGATGCCAGCCATCGACATCAAGCCATAACGCCTGCCATACGTTATTGCCGACCCAAGTCCCTGCATGTCGTTTTTCCCAACGATCAGTGGGACAATACCCTCGACGGTTTCTCCGCTCTCGTGGGCAAGGATAGTCTTGACGTAACGCTGGCCATCAATCTCAACGAGGGGCTGATATACCGCGATCCCATTGGAGTTGAGCGCGGGGAGACATGCCTCGATCACCGATTGCAGAGTGGCGTACGGCGTTCCTTTTCCGTCGCCTTTCTTGAAAAAGGCGTTCTCGGCATCCTTCAGCGCGGGGCCCATCTGCTTTTGCGCTGCTGCCAGAGCCTTGAATATGGTGGCATGGCTGGCGGGTGTGACTTGATCCCGCTCGATCGGCGAAAGGTCGTTCATTGTTCATCCTCCAAAGCCAGTCGGCAGGCGACCGGATCGCAATGCGGGTTCAGCACGCGGGACACTTCCTTCACCGCCTTGGGCACGGCGAGCCCCACGGGAATGCCAACGACTGCGACCATCGCCGCGATCCAGACGGCGGTGAGCACGCGCCCGGCCCGGATATCGCGATAGACGCGGGCTTCGCGTTCGCGCAGCAGATCGTCTATCTCGAAGGCGTGGCAGTTCATCGCAGATCCTCCATGCCTTCGGCCAGAGTGCGGATTGCGCGATCAAGGGCGTCCCTGATCTTGCGGAAAAACCGGTTCATTTCTTCCTCCGTGAAAAAGCGCCGAGCCCGATCAGGCCAGCCAGCGCGAGGATGGAATAGGAGATGGCGGGAGCCAGCGGCACGGCCGGTAGGTCCGATCCGGGCGAAGTGACCACTTCCGGCCGGGATTTCCCGCCGGGGACGTAACCCTGCGTCAGGCTGGCGAAGAACGCGTCGGTGAAGCCCGAGTAGACGCCCGGGATGGCGACGAACTCGCTGCCAACGGCGGCCGGCGCACCAAGGGGGCCGATGCCGTTCTCGGACATCGGAGGCAGGTCGAAGCACTGGAAGATCGGCGTGTCAGCCCCGCCTGTCGCGGCATGGGCGCAGGTGGCTAGCGCGCCGATGGCGGCAACGCCGACAACAATCCCCGGCAGTATCCACCAGCCCGACATATATTGACGATCAGACATACTCGGAAACCTCGTTGAATAAGACGCCCCCGGCCGGAACAGGGTTGTGAGTGGGGCCGGGGGCAAGTGCCGCACGGAGCATTCGGACAGGCTCCATAACGCGCGGGGGATGGGTCAGGAATCGCCGTGGGCATCATCCGCGTCGGCGTCGTGTGCATCGCGGATGGCCTTGGAAATCAGATCGGGCACCATGTTCTTGATGCGATGGACCTCGCGCATATACGCGGAGGGCCCCATCATCGCCTCGACCTGGTATGGGGTCGCGTTGAGGCCGCCGATCTGGACGTTGACGATCTCCCCGTAATCCAGGTCAACCGTAGCGTCACAGTCATCGAGACAACCACATCCGGGAATCTCGATGCAGAAGGGAACAACATCCACAGATCTGCGGGCGCGCTTTGGTTGTCTGCCAACCCAGACGGGGGTTGCGGCCTCGAACTGACGAATAGTTTCGCGGCGCATCAGACGGTCTCCTTCTCGGCGGCCGCATCAGGCCACGGCATTTCAGACGCAGCCTCGCCATGTGTAATATATTGGCGGAGGCGATCTTTATGGGCGGCCCCTGCGGCGGCCCCTGCGCCGGCCCCTGCGGCGGCCCCTGCGGCGGCCCCTGCGCCGGCCCCTGCGGCGGCCCATGCGGCGGCCCCTGCGGCGGCCCCTGCGCCGGCCCCTGCGGCGGCCCATGCGGCGGCCCCTGCGCCGGCCCCTGCGGCGGCCCATGCGCCGGCCCCTGCGGCGGCCCATGCGGCGGCCCCTGCGGCGGCCCCTGCGGCGGCCCGCTGTTCATCAGTCGCATCAGGATCACGCGCCACGCGGATCGCAGTCATTGGGCGGTCATCGTTCGGTCGTACGGCGGCAAACAGGTGATGTACGCGCTCGGCGCAGTCAGCAGAGAACAGGCCAATGATCCGCTTGTTTCGGATCACGTTATCCAGAACCCACAGAGCGTCATCGATGCCGTTGCTGTCGAGAACCACGGACAGGTCGAACTGCGTGGTGTCGGAGCGCGCATCTGCCGCGGTCTTGCCGAGATGCTGGCGCAGTTTGGTGATGCCTTCGACACAGGGGCGCACGGCGTAGATCTCGGAAAGGCTGGTTGTCAGTTTCATGATTACCGCCCCATCTGCGAGAGGTTGGCGCGGCTGGCGCCGATCACGTGAGCGTCCGGCGTGTAGTGCGGGACGACGGGTTCGGCGGTGACGATGAGCTGATCCGCCAGCGAGACGCGGAAGGTGGTCACGCCCAGACGGCGGCGGATGTAGTCCAGCCGATCCATGCTGATGATCTGCTCGTCGGTCAAAATCTCACCGTTCAGCGCGCCCCTGTCGGGCACGGTCGGCGCGATGTTCTGCGGGGTTTGCATGCGGGGGTTCCTTTGGTTGGGCGAGGTCTGTCCCTCGGGGTCACGGCACCGCAGCGCCGTGGGCCGGAAGGTCAGGCGAGGATCTGCTTCAGGATGTTGTCATCCATCGGCGCCATGACTTTTGAGATGCACTCGACGGCGTATCTAGCCTCACGGCGCTGGCGATCGATGGCGCCGTGCTTGTGGTCCGGGTGAAAGAAGATTTCGGGCTTCATGCCATCTTTACGAAGACGGCCAAGGTGCCCTTTGCGAACGGCGTCCATAAGCTCGCGACGGACTTGCGCAGGGATCTTGCCATTGATGACCCGCATCGCATGCACGCGGATAGCCTCCACGTTGGGTCCGTAAGGGACTTGACCGTAGTAGTATCCTTCCGGTGCCATCGTCTCATCCTCATCGGTTGTTCCGGGCGCTCTGCCGTGGCTTGCGGCCCTTCGATGAGGTGATATTTGCACACAGCAAACATCGATGCAATCGAAAAGTTTGCTAACTGCAAACTATGTTGATGGTGCTCGCTGGATCTGCAAGAATCATCATACCGGAAGATCTATGTTGAGCATGAAAAAGCCCGCGCGAGGCGGGCTATGGGGTGGGTGGTATGGATTGCGACGAAATAACCGAGGAGATGATCGCGGCTGGCCAGGCGGTGCTCGAAGACGCCACCCAGACGCGGACTGTGAACGCCTTCTGGGGTGAAGACCGTTACGGCGATAAGGATTATTCCGTCGTCAGCTTCGATGGAGATTTTTCTGAATTAGCATGTCAGGTTTATATCGCCATGTCGGCTCTTGCTCCTCGTCTGGCGGGGAGTCCGCAAGAAAGCAGCGATAGCGATACCCAGACTGACCAACATCGGCCGCAGCAGCACTGAGGACGCTCACTCCAATCGAAATAGTTCGGTGCTTGGCGATCCGCTTCTCCGCAGCCTGCCGCATGTAGATAAACGGTATCTCGCTAAACGGGTCAAAATACGCGGCTTGATGAGACACGAGATTCCTAAGATCGCGCAGGTCATCGAACCTTTTCCGGGCCTTTTTTATCTTTGACATCTGCGCTTTGGTGTATCCTCGCACATCAGCAGCGATAATTTCAGCGTAATCCATCAGGTATTTGGTCGGCATTTCGGCCGTAAGAATGCTGATGACGGGCAGGGCGGACAACCCTCTATCCTTGTTGCATGATGCAGTAATAAATGATTGTACAGAATGGATTATGTCTTCCTCTGCTTCCGTAAATCGGTGGATGAAAAGGCCAAGGGCTGCATAGAACTCACCTTGAAGCGGTCCATCTAGGTCGTGATATTTGACCAGCGGCTCACCGTCCGGAACTGTTCCCATTCACTCCACCCGCTTCACAAACTCATGCGGTAGATGCAGGCGCACCGATGCCGCCCATTTTACCCTGACGTTCAGCATGTTTCGGCCTGCCGGGTTCAGTGACAGCAGGTGAAACAGCCCAGGTTCGGTACCGACCTTGATTTGCTTCACCCAGACCATGCCATCTTCGGTCTCGGCAACAACCTTTCGGCCGATCACTTCGATCGGCACGCCATCGGCAGTCGTGCGGGTGTAGAAAAGGACATCGCCCTCCGAATAGGTGGGCTCCATGCTATCACCCTTAACCTCCACTCCAACAATGCCGTGAGGGTTCAGCATGGGGGGGCATTCGACCAAATATTTCCCGTCGCCTTTGGCGTAGGCGTCTACGAGATCCACTTCAGCCCCCGCACCAACGTCACCAGCGATAGCGACCGCAGACACGATGGGTGCGTCGGATGATTCGTCTTCAATCAGGTCTGAAGCTCCCACGCCGAACACATCGCAGAGAAGGAGGATAGTATCTGGACCAGGCTGCCGCTTGGCATTCTCCAATTGCGAGATATAGCCACGCGAAAGCCCAGACACGTCGGCCAACTGGTCGATCGTCCACCCTCGGGCGTTGCGCAGGTTTTTCAGGTGCAGCCTCATGTTTGCAGACTGCCATCTTTGCTGCGGCATAGCCAATCGCTGGCAGCAAACATTCTCTTGCACATGTGTTTGCAGTGTGCAAACATGTCATCATGGAAACCCCACTCAAGAAATTCATTCTGAGCGAGAGCATGACGCAGTCTAGTCTTGCGAGCGCCGTCGGCGTGTCGCGAGGCTACATGAGCGAGTTGGTCAACGGAACCAAGATGCCAAGCCTTAATCTCGCGTTCGCGATTCAGCATGCGACCAAGGGCGTTGTTCCGGCGGAATCGTGGTCGAACATCCCCCAACAGAAAGAGGCGAGCTGATGCAACAGCCCGCCCCATCCCACCTTTCCTCAGTCTCACCAGTTGATCCGTCACGCGGTCAACATGGGGAAGGATACACTCAAATGTCATGGTCAAAAGTTTTGGACCCGCGCGCTTTTCGTGCCCGGTTCGCGCACTGCTGGGCGGATTTCCTGCACCAGAACTACCGGAACCCCGAGGAAGTCTCTGTGGCGTTCGGCGTGCGGTATCAGACCGCGCTCAACTGGTGGCAGGGCATCAATCGCCCGAGCGGCGATGTCGTCGCGCTGGCGGGTCGCCAGTTTCAGGACTTCATGGAGCGTCGTGCGTAATGGTTTGGGTTCTGGAAGGCCTCAAGGCCGGAGTGAGTGTCGTGATCGTTGCACTGAACGGGGTGGCCTTCATCCCGAGGGAGGCAGCCACATGGCTGATCCCGCTTCAAAAACTTTTGACCAGAGAAATTGAGCGGAGACGCAAATGAGCGTCGGTATGATCGAGCGCGACCGCGTGAACATCCGCGCCAGCGAGACGAAAGAGGTCCTCGACGCCTATGAGGCCGAGGCCCGTCGCCGCGGCTTCCGCGATGGCGAGAAGGCCGAGATCGACCGCGTTCGCAAAGAGCGGGGGTGGATGTGATGGACCGCGAGGGACCAGTACAGCGCCAGATCCTCAGTCACCTGCGCCAGCGGTTCCCGTTGGCCGTCGTGCACCACAGTGCCAACGAAATCCCGCTCAAGGGCAGGGACGTGGCGCGGGCCATCGCCAAGGCGAAGTTCAACGGCATGGTCCCGGGCTTCCCGGATCTGGCCTGCCATCTGCCGGGCGGGGTGTCCGTGTTCTTCGAGGTCAAGGCCGGGAAGAACGGCACCAGCCCGGCGCAGGATGATGTTCTGGCACGTCTGCAAACCCTCGGTCATCGGGCGGCTGTCGTTCGGTCCGTGGCAGATGTGGACGAGGCCCTGACGCAATGGGGGATCGCATGACTAAGCACTGGTCAGACGAAACGGGCTTCGAGCCTATCAGCGCCGCCGTGGCCCGCCTTAAGGCCAAGGTCGAGCGCGCCTACCACGAGAGCCGCGAAGAAGACGCGGCCGCCGCCCACGACGATCTGGTGAGCGCTGAGCACCATCTCCGCATGGCTCAACGACAAGAGAAAACCCGGCAGCGTTCGAGCGCCCCGGGTGATGACCGCCAACAGTGAAAGGAACTGGCGATGGGAAAGAATATAATTCGAACCGAACAGGAATGCACGAAAATTCTTCTGGATGTGCAGCGGGCTTCGAGTTTGGCCGCGCGCCTCTATATGAGCACGAACGCGGACACGGGAACCTGCGGCTTTGCCACCGTAACGATCCCGAAGGAGGAATACAGCCTCCGACGTGACCCACGAAGCCCGTTTCCCCGCCGCCTGACCTACCGAGGGCAGGTGCCAGGCATGTCCGTGCGGTGCGGAAGTTATCAGTCGATCGACGCACACGAAGCTGTGGCAGCCGCGGTTGTGGAGGCGCTGCGATCGAATGGCGTGAACGCCCATTACTCTAGCCGGATGGATTGATCATGAGCGAATTCTACAAGTTCGAGATCGCAAACTGGAATGAGGGAACGGCGAACCTGACGCTCGAACAGGAGGCGGCATACCTGCGAATCGTGAACGCGATCCGCCTCTCTGATCAGCCCATCACCTTCAACATGTTCGTCCTGTGCGGCCTGTGGCGCTGCAACGAGCGAAAGGCGAAGCGCATCCTTCAGGAGCTTGTGGACGCCGGTAAAGTACACATTGAGGATGGAAAAATCGTCAATGAAAAGGCCGTCGAAGCCGCGTCGAACCTCCGTCGACTGCGCGCCGAGCGGGCATCGGCTGGTAGTCGGGGCGGAGTCGAAAGCGGAAAAGCAAGGTCTAAGTGTCTGGAAAATAAAGATACTAGCGAAGCAATTGCTTCAACCAGAGAAGAGAAGAAAAGAGAAGATATTACCCCCCATCCCCCCAAGGGGTCGGTGACACGGTTCGATGAGTTCTGGTCGGCATATCCTCACCGGGGCGGTGCGAAGAAAAACCGAAAGGTGGCGGAGGAGAAATATCACCGAGCTGTGAAGGCCGGTAACGCTGAGCAGGAAATCATCGACGGAGCCAAGCGCTACGCCCACGACCGCGGCGTTCTCGACGGATACGCCAAGGACCCGGCGACATGGCTCAACCAATCCTGCTGGCAGGATGAGATCGAACCGGCCAAGCCGAAAGTGGTTGACGGCGGGAAGATGTCAGCAACTCCCACAATTGGCGAAGAACGCACTTACCCGGATGGCGTGACAAAAAAGTACCTGGGCGTCGGTCCGGGATGGGTGGTGTGCCATTACTAATTTTGACGTGGATCGCTTCGTGGAGCGTAGCGCAATCATCGAGTTTGACGGCGGCATGGACCGCTTCGAAGCAGAAACTCTGGCGGCGCAAGCGCAGGGCTTCACCCGTTGGCAGGCGATGCAGGAGGTTCGCAATGCAGAGCGCATCAGAAATTCTGAGCAGGCACGGAATCACGGTTCGGCGATGGTCGGGCACAACGCGAACGCTGTGTCCGTGGTGCAGCGCCAGCCGGTCTCCAGCGCATCAGAAAACACCGGTGCTGGCCGTGACGTTCAAGCCGGACGGGGTACTTTGGTTCTGCCATCACTGTGGAGAGAGCGGCTGTGAATACTTCGATCGACCCGATCCGGTATCTGACCGAGGTTCGCAAACTCGACGGTGCTTTGCTGGCTCACATGGGGGTGAAGGCGGTAAATCACGACCAGATCGGACCCGCCGTCGCGCTGCCCTATCGACGCGATGGTAAGATCTACGCGGCCAAGTTCCGCGCTGTTGACCGCAAGGAATGGCGGTCCAGCCAAGGCGTTACGCGGGCGCTGTTCAACGAGGATTGCCTGCGCGAGGGCGACGGTCCTGTGGTCATCACCGAGGGCGAGATCGACGCACTGAGCATTATTCAGGCGGGCTACACTCGCGCTGTCAGTCTGCCCGACGGATGGACGGCCGAGGGCGGAAAGCGCCAGGTGCTGATCGACGCAGAGGATGCCTTGCGCCGCGCCCCTTACGTGATTGTCGCAGGCGATGCCGATGAGGTTGGTGCGAGCTTGCCCAAGACCGTCGCCAACATTCTCGCCGGTCAGGATGTCCGCTATGTGCGCTGGCCCGATGGGTGCAAGGATGCGAACGATGTGCTTGTGCATCTCGGCGAGGGTGATCTGTCGAAGTGCTTGACGCAGGCCAAGAGGATCGATCCTCCAGGTGGCATCATCACCGGGATTTCCGACCTTCCGCCGCTGCCTGATCGTCGGGTGCTTCGCGTTGGCATGAAGCCCTATGACTTCGGGTTGGCGTTCGAGGTTGGTACGATGAGCGTAGGCACTGGTACGCCCGGCGCAGGCAAGTCCACCTTCGTCACATTTGCGGCTTACCACGTCGCAGTGAACGAGCAGATCCGCGTGGGAATTTTGGGGTTCGAGACCCATCCGTATCGCATCCGAGACCAACTCGCGCGCCTCTATGGGCGGAAGCCTTGGGATGATATGGAGCCATCCGATCGGGCCAATTTTTGTCAATTCGCGGACGCGCATTTCCGCATCGTCCAGCGCACCTTTGACGACGATACCCTTCATCATCTCGAATGGCTGAGGGCCACCATCTACACGCTGGCGGTGCGTGACGAGTGCAAGCTGATCGTGGTTGACCCATGGAACGAACTCGAACACCTGCCCAATCCGGGCGAGAGCATGACCGCCTACATCAATTTTGCGTTGCAACAGATCCGGCAGTGGGCCGAGCAATACGATACGCACATCTGCCTTATCGCTCACCCGCGTAAGATGCTGACGGATGGCAAGCCTCGTTGCCCTACGGGTTACGATATTGCGGATAGCGCCGCCTTCTACAACAAGCCCGCACTCGGGTTCTCCGTCCATAAGGGCGAGAATGAAGAGGGCGAGCAATACGTCGAAATCAACACGTGGAAGGTGCGAGAAACGCAGCTCTACGGTTTTTCGCCGGGAGTTATCCGCCTGAAATTCCACCCCCACGCCATGAGCTACACGCGCTTCGAGGCCGATGCCAAGTTCTCGCGCGCGAAGGAGGACGCATGACCATCACCCACCCTCAAGCCTCCCGCGCAGTCAACGCCAGCGAGAGCAACCGCCAGAGCCGCCCGGCGATCAGGCTGGCCGCTGTCCCGTTCAGCATCCCGCCGGCCAAGCCGGAGCCCACCCACGCAGCGCGGCTGTCGGTCAGCGCCCTGAACAAGCGCGAGGACCGGGAGCTGGAACGCGCTGCCCTGCGGACGCTGCCGGTGTTTCCGACAATCGCCGACGGCGTTCTGGCGGAGGACTGGGCATGAGCAATCACAGCACGGAAGAACTCAAGCGCCAGTATGTTGCCGCGATGTCGAGATACGCAGATGCCACGGCGAAAATGTATGCGGCGAAGGCGCGGTGGGAAGAAGCGGCCTGCGCCGACAAAATCGCCGAGTTTGAAGCTGCGGGTGGCGTCGTCGGCGTGACGCGGGTTCGGATAATGGACCGATATTGGGGCGGAACCGGCAGCCCGCGCATGACGAAAGGACCCTTCGTCGTGATCGGCGCAAAACCAGCGCGCTACGGCAGAGACCGAATAGAGTTCACCCTGGCGAAGCTGAAGAAAGATGGATCCGCATCATCGGCGGCATGCGGCGATCATCCGTTTGAGGTTGCCATTCTCCCCGAGGATCAGCCGGAGGCGAAGGCATGAGCATATACGACACCCCGCTCAGCCAGCGCGACCTCGACGCCCTTGCCCGTGAGACGCCCCGGCTGACCTGCGACAACAGCCCGTGCGCTGGCCGCCTGTGCCGCGAGATCGATGCCGCGGCTTGCGATTGCGATCCGCTGGCCACCATCCGCGCCACCGACGACGGGTCGGCGCGCCTTGCAGGAGAGGACGAATGATTGCTTGGGAGCGCATGCCATCACTGATCCGCTCGGCACGAATTGCTTGGGTCATCCCGGAACTGCGGACTCTCATCTTGAAGTGGGCTGCATGGAAGCTGCTTCGGTTCATCATCAGTGTCCCGCTAGCCGTGCTCAGCATTCCTCTGGTGGCGTTCTCCCTTCTTGCCTCGGCCCTGCAATGGATTTCGGAGACGCTCATTGATCAGCTGTGGCGCCCGAGGCGAGCCATTACTCGCAAGATGCGGTCGAACCTTGCCGCCTGTCGCCCCGCTATCCCGCCAGATGAGATCCGCCGTCGGGCGCTCGGCGAAAGCACCACAATCCCCGCAAAGAATGATGGAGCGGGCGAATGATCCTGAGACCTTCACACGCAATCATGCTGGCGTCGGGCGTCGTCATGACGCTGGCGTATCAGTCGGCTGACGCGGGGCTTTGGTGGATCGCACTGGCGGCCATCGGTGTTGGCCTCTGGGCCTCTTGGTGGGAGGCAGGGCGATGATCGTGGTCTGGACCAGAACGCCGTGTGTCGGTTGCGATGCCACCAAGCGATGGCTGACCGAGCACGAGGTTCCATTCGAAGCCCGTGACCTGATGGAGCACCCGGACGATCTGCAACGGCTGATATCCGCGGGGTTTGGCTCCGCGCCGATCGTTGAGGCGGACGGGCATGAGGCGTTCGCGGGGTTTCAGCCAGACCGGCTGCGCAAGCTGAAGGAGGGCGCGTGATGAATGGTCATGTGGCATGGGCACTTTCATTCGCCGTTGCGGTCATTTTCATCTGCGTAGCGGTGGTGGCTGTGACAGCTGATCCGCGTGTAAGCGCGATGGAATCATGCACTCGCGGCTTCCCATCGGAGGCAAAGCAGGTGGCCTGCGCAGAGGCCATTTTCGGCGCGCGGCGCGAACGATAACCACAGGGGGCAGGAACATGAGCATGATGACTAAGACGGGGCAGGGTGCGGCGGTGAGCAAGAAGGCACGTCGCAAGAATCGCAGGAACGGGACAAAGAACGTGCATCGACCGGCTGAGCTGAAAAGCCCCTGGGACTACGGCGCGGACGGTCTGGCCAATCGCGCAGGTCTGGCGAGGGAGCGGGTGGCGGATATCGACGGCACCGGCACCATCAAGCGTGCGCGCCGGGTGGATATGCTTGAGCAATGGCACAAGCGCGGCCTGCTGTCGGTCGCAGCGTTTGGTGTCGCAGAAAAGCTGCGCAACGCCTACGAAGGCACGCAGCGCATGCCCGCGACAGACTACCAGCGTCCGATGGTGGACAGCAGCCCGAAGCCAGACCACGCGATAGCGATCCAGACAGACCGGATCAGCCGATATCACGCCATCTCGCAGCACATCAGCGCCAATGATTGGCCCTTGGTCGAGCGCATGGTATTGGACGGCGCAGGGCCGGAGCCCTTGGGCTATCGCGGACCCGTTGCGGTCAAGCAGGCACTTGCGCGGCTTGATCTTGTGCTGTCCGGCATTGCCGACGCGATATAGTGTTGACGCAAAAGCGGAAGTGTGTGAAATTGCCAACATGGCGCAGTGCGTCAGATAAGCGCCCGGAGGAAACTGCGGGCGCTTTCGATTCCGCCTTCTGGAGGGTTTCCGGGTTTGGAAGGCCCAGGCGCGTCTAACGGATAACAGGGCCTGCGTCGGAAATCCTCCTGAGCGCGTGACACGGTGATACTCTGCCAACCGTAGGGCCTTATGGGAAAATCCCACAAGGGACCGCATTGCGAGGTTCTGGCAGGCCTCGCCTCGCTCAACCGCCTTCTGGCGGGTGCGTATCCGGGTAGCTCCCGGTCACGGGGTTGAATGAGACTTCGGCGCATCCTCCTGAGTGCGGAAGGTTAAGCACAGTGGCGCGCTGGTGCACACAGCGTCACGACCTTGCGGGGTGTTACACGCGACCCGCGCTCAACAGTCCCTGCAACGGGCGGGCCGTTCCTCCGGGAGCGGCCTTTCTTATGGGTCGGTCTCAGGTGGTGTGGAACAAGCGCGCTGGGCGGGAGGCCATCATGGTCTACTGTCCTCGTTGCGTAGTTCGCCCATGCCCCGAGTGCGGAGAACAACCGGATGTGGAGCGCCGCGGTATCTTCCGCCGGAGCGTCCGCCTCGCCTGCAAGTGCGGGGTCTCTGGGGCATGGCGAGCATACGACGAGCAAAAGGGCTGCGGTGACCCGTGGCATTCGGCCGTCAGTGGCTGGCATGGCAAGAAGGTGAAGCGGTCTCCGCCACCATTGCCGAAGAGGTGACTGAATGTCCGTCTGGAAGGATGACACGCGCAGTCGCCCGGAGTATCGCAGGCTCTACAATACGAAGGCATGGCAGCGCCTCCGAAAGCAGATCCTGATCCGGGATGACTATCGGTGCCAGTGGCCTGGATGTGGATGCCTCCTGATCGGCCACGGGAGCGCGCCAAACGCTCCAGTCGTTCACCACAGACGAGATCACAAGGGTGATCCGGTAATGTTCTCCGATCCATCGAACCTCATGGCGATCTGTAAGGAATGCCACGATCGGGCCGCGCAGGAGACGACGCATCGAGGCTTCATTGCCGGGCACGACACGGATGGACGGTCGATCGACCCAGCACATCCGTGGGCGAGACGGCGAGGGGCGTGAACCAACCCGCGATGGGTCGAATGTTTCACGAAAATGTTTCACGCAACATTATTGCGCGCAACATTATTGCGCAGATGGTCGAGATTTGACCGAATGTTGCAAAAATGTCACTATTGCCCCTGCGCAACACCCCCTTTGATTTTAAAGACCCCCCTCAAACGCGCAGACCCGGCGCCCACCTTCATTTTCACCCAAAGCTTTCCGGAAAAATGGGGGTAGGGGTCAGCAAGAGCGGCGCAGAAGGAAAATCCTATGGCGCGCAAGAGGATGCCTCGATTCGACGCGATCTTTCGGGGCGATGAAGAGCGGATCGAAATCGCCAGATCTGTATGGAAAGAGACGCTCTCCGCCCTTGAGAAAGCCAATGCCGCAATCCCGGTCAATCTGGCTAGACTGGATCGATACGTGCGAGCTCGCGTCGAGTTCGAGGCCCTGTATCCCGCCGCCGCCGAAGCGGGGCCGGTGACAAAAGGGCCGAATGGCGGGGACGTGTTCAGCTTTGAATGGTCAGCAGTCGAAAAACTGAATGACCGGCTTCTGAAACTCGAAAAGGCAATGTTCGGGGAGGCGCAACCACGACCGGCCGCTGAAAAGCCGAAGCAGGGGAGCGCGCCCGCAGATGAGTTCCTCGGACCGAACCACTGATTATGCCAAGAGGGTTCTGAACGGCGAGATTGTAGCCGGGAAATTCGTCCGGGCGTCGTGCAAGAGGCACATGGATGATCTGGCGCGGGGTGCGGATCGTGGGCTACGGTTCGACGTTAACCACGCGGATCGGGCGTTCCGATTTTTCCCGGCCATGTTCACCGTTTCAGCTGGTGCGAAGGCAGGGCAACCGTTTCACCTTCTGGATTGGATGGTCTTTGTCGTCGGAAGCCTGTTTGGTTGGCGCAATGCGGACGGGACGCGCCGTTTCCGTCACGCCTGGCTGGAGACCGGGAAAGGTCAGGCGAAAAGCCCTCTGATGGGCGCCATTGGCCTTTATATGATCGGCTTCAACGGTGTGAGGCGCGCCGAGGCCTATGCCATCGCGAATGACCGAGATCAGGCAAAGGTCCTGTTCTCTGACGCGGTGGCGCTTTGCCGGGGAGAAATTCCGGGGAAGGATGGGAAAACGCTCGAAAGCATCGGAAAGGTCATCATCCGCGGTACGGGCGATAACGCCTGGAAGATTGAGATGCCAGAGAATGGGGCGAAGTTTCTGCCGGTGGCGTCTCAGGATAGCATCTCGGGGCCAAAGCCTATCGCGGTTTTTGCCGACGAGGTCCACGAGATGCGGACAGACAAGGCAATCCAGTTGTGGAAGGCTGCCATCGACAAAATGCCGGGCGATCCGCTCATGATCCTCGGCACGAATACCCCGGCTGCGGATCAGGCGGTCGGGACGGATTACAGCGAGTTCTACCAGCGGGTCGCCCTTGGCCTGATCGAGGATGACAGCGCATTCAGCTACATTGCCCGGGTTGATGATGGGGATGACCCGTTCAGCGACGAGGCTTGCTGGATCAAGGCACTTCCCGCTCTGGGGGTAACCTATCCCATCGAGAACGTGCGTCGCCGCGTCGAGACGGCAAAGCATATGCCATCGGAAAGGCTGGCAACGGAGCGTCTCTATTTCGGTCGTCCGGTCGGGTCCTCTGGATTCTGGCTCTCTGATGAATCCGCATGGAGGGCTGTTCAGGGTCAGGTTTTGCCAGATGATATGCGGGGAATCCCGTGTGTTCTGGCTCTCGACCTGTCGAAGAAGAACGATTTGACGGCGCTTTCAGCGGTATGGCGGCGCGATGACGACACACTGAACGCCAAGCTTTGGTATTGGACTACTGAGGGCGGTTTGGCCCGCCGCGAGGCCGAGGACAGGACGCCCTATAAGGCCTACATTGAAGCGGGTCACATGACCGCCGTGCGCGGCGAGGTGATCGATTATACCTTCGTCGCCCAACAGGTGAAGGATCTGTGCGCACAGCATGAAATCGATTCGCTGGTTGTCGACCCTGCCTATGTGTCCGATTTCATAGGCGCGTGTGAGCAGATTGGCTTTGAGGTGTGGCGATATATGGGGGCAGATCAGCCGGAGGGATCTGGTCTGAAGATCATAACCCATGCGCAGGGAACGCGCATCGCGTTCGAGGGGCGCCAGCTGTGCATGCCGCACTCGATATCGCGACTGACGGACAAGATCCTGAAGCGCGAAATTCTGATCGACGACAACAAAATGACGCAGGTCTGCGCAGCTAACACGGTGCTGATCTCTGACGGTCAGGGCAATCAGGCCTTCGACAAGCAACGTCAGCGCGGGCGCATCGATGGGATGGTAGCCTTGGCGATGGGTGTCGGAGCGACGAAGGCCGATCGCAAAGGCAAACGCAGCTACATGGAAGGCGGGGTATTGTTCACATGAAGCTGTGGCCCTTTTCGCGCAAGAGCATGGACCCGAGAGGATCGGGAAACCGCTACTACCAGGAGCACATTATCGAGCGGGCAATTTCGGAGCATCAGAAGCAGCTTCGGGTGACGGCGTCGATGGCGGCCGGCATGCGGATTGCCGAAGGTGTCGCGAGCCTGCCGATCACGGTAGGGACGTTGACCTATGATGGCCGTGGCCGGGCAATCAGGAAGCCGATCCGGGAAGGGGACCTCACTGAACGCCTGACCATCAGGCCAAACGACTGGATGACGCCAGCAGAGTTCGTCGAACACATGACGATGTGGGCTGCCTTTCACGGAGTTGGGCGCGCCTATATCGATCGAGGATACAAGGGTAAAATCCGTGCCCTGATCCCGGTAAACGACGGCGCCACAACGGTCCGCAAGGAGGCGGACACCGGAAAGGTCTGGTATGACTGCACCATTCCTGGGCAGGGGTATATCCGGGGGCTGACCCGTCGCGACTTCATCGAGGTGACGGCTCCCCGATGGATCGACATTGAGGGGCTGAACGTCACTCGGGAAATAGACAAGGTCCTGAAGCTGGCGCTGACACTTGAGGACCGTCAACTTGACGACGGTAAGAAGAAGGCGGTTCCGGGATATATCACCACAGAACAGCAACTAAGCCCGGCTTCGGCGAAGATGGTTTTCGATGCTCTGAAGGAGAAAATTCCGGGCACTCCGATCTTCGACAGCGGTGCAAAATACAACAGCATCGTCGCGACCCAGGCGGAAATGCAGCTGCTGGAGACGCGCCGATTCATCATTGAAGAGGTCTCGAGAGCTTACGGAATTCACCCCATCTTTCTCGCGCACGACGCCGCCGGTCAGTCGCTTACCCGCATTGCGGACGCGATGGATTATCATGTTACGGTTACCTTGGGGCCGTGGGTGAAGCGATGGGAGCAGGCGATCCAGTTCTCGTTGCTCGATGCAGGTCAGTACATCGATTTTGACGAGACCCAATTCTACCGGATGGACCTCGCTGCGCGTGCTGATTACGCGGCAAAGGCCCTCGGCAACAATGCTGCATGGGAAACCCCGAACGGCATCCTTGAATGGATGGGGAAGAACCCGATCGAAGGCGGAGACGTACTCCCCGCCACAACGGCGCAGGAAGCGCCATCCAGCGAGGCCCCTGATGGAAACGAAACTGGCGAAGCTTGACGCTGATGCCCTGACTGAAGATGGCCTCATTTCAGGCTATGCATCGCGTTTCGGTGTCAGGGATCAGGGCGGCGATATCGTCGTTCGGGGAGCATATAAGCGTTCCCTTTCCGAGCGAGAGCCCGCCATGCTACGCGGCCATGAAGCCGACCGTGTGCTTGGTGTTTGGACCAGTATATCCGAGGACGATACCGGTCTGCGGGTAACCGGTAAGCTTGCCCTCGGCACGACCGAAGGGCGAGAGGCTTATGAGCTGATCAAAATGGGCGCGCTCAAGGGCCTGTCCATCGGCTATCGCGTCAAAGATGCGGGCCGGGACGGAAATTCCCGGCTCCTGAAGGAGGTCGAGCTTTGGGAGGTGTCTATCGTGACGTTCCCGATGCAGATGGAGGCCGGAATCGATGCCGTGAAAAGCGTTGAGGATGCCATTACCGCAACGAAATCGGGCGATTTCACGCCCCTCAAGAAAGCTGTGGAAGCTGCCCTGCGCGACGCGGGATTCCCGGCATGGATGGCGAAGGCGCAAGCCGCACTCGCCCCGAACGCTCTGCGCGATGTCCAGCGTGACGCGGACGCCGGAGATGTAGCGAAGGCAATTCGAGACGCCTTCAAACTCTGACTACCATTGCAAAGGATTATGGACATGGCACTTGATATGGAACTGAAAGCCGCGCTGGATGACGCTTCGCGCGAGATCAAGGACAACCTCGCCAAGCTTTCCAAGTCGCAAAAGGAGATGGCCGAGAAAATCGCCGTCATGGACGAGAAGAAGGCGTCCGGCGATGATCTGGCCGACATCAAATCGCGCCTCGAAGATGGCTCGAAGGAGATGAACCAGCTCGGGGAACTGGTCACCGACCTGAACAAGAAGTTCATGATCCGCCAGGATGAAGGCAAGTCGATCGGCCGGCTGATTGCCGAGCACAAGGACTTCAAGAGCCTGCGCGATGATCGCAAGGCTCGTTTCGAGGTGAAGGATATCACCACGGGTTCCTTCGGATCGGTCGAGCTTCCCGGCGGCGTTCGTCGCAATAATCGCGGGCTGATCACCCCAGTCAACCAGCGGCTGTTCCTGCGCGACGTAATCCCCACCGCTTCGACTTCCGCTGCTGCGCTCGAATATCTTCAGGAGACGGGCTACACCAATAATGCGGCGGCCGTCTCCGAAGGTGCGCAGAAGCCGCAGTCCGAACTTGTCTTCACCCCGAAGTCGGCGGTGATGGCGAAGCTGGCCCACTTCTTCCGCGTCTCGGAGGAAACGCTGGACGATGTCGACGGCATGGAAGCCTACATCAATGAGCGCGGCATCTACGGCCTTCAGTTGAAGGAGGAAGGTGCTGTCCTGACCGGCACCGTGGCAACGAACGGCATCGATGGCCTGATCGCGAACTCCACCCCCTACGACAATACCACCATTCCGGGGATCACCCCCGAGAATGCGATCGAGGATGTGAAAGCTGCCATTTCCCAGGTCGAGGAAGCGGACCTTTACGCCTCGGCAGTGATCATGAACCATCTGGACTGGGCCGCGCTCACTCTGGAGAAGGACACGGCCGGCTGGTATCTGATCTCGAACCCTCTGACCGGCATGCAGCCGATGCTGTGGGGGCTGCCGGTGGTAACGACGAAGGGCCTGCCGCAGAGCAAGTTCATGGTCGGCGGCTTCGCGGGAAATACCATCTTGTGGCAACGCAAGGGCATCGAGGTGCGGCGCTCGACCGAGGATCGCGACAACTTCGTCACGAACAAGGTCACGATCCTGATCGAAGAGCGCCTCCAGCTTGAAACTCTGCGTCCGGAAGGGATCGTTTACGGCGATCTGTCGGTGGAGTGATGGAGCGTGGCGGGGCTTTCGAGCCTCGCCACCAATTCCCTGACGAGGTATGGGCATGAACATCCAGCAAGCCGGTGATCCGATTGGAGAGGTTCTCAGCCTCGCCGATGCAAAGGCGCATTGTCGGGCACAGGATTTCACCGATGATGACAGCCTCATCGAGGACTATATCACGGCCGCCTCTGACTACGTGCAGGATGTGTGCCAAACGGTTCTGCTCCGCACCCCGTTCGCCGCAACGGGATCGTCGTTTGGCCTGTCGTTCCGAGGCTATCCGTCGCCTGAAATCACCGCCGTGAGCTATGTCGATTCCCTCGGCGTGACGGTGATGCTGGACGCGAGCCAGTATGAGATTTCCGACGGATGGCTGACTGTGCATGGAGCGTCTGACGTTTCCAACGCATCCGTCCAGTTCACCGCAGGCCTTGGCGCTGGAAACATTCCGCCGAAGCTGATCCAGGCTGTGCGCATGATGGTGGCGCACTGGTATGCCAATCGAGAGGCCGTCGGCGAGACAATGGCGCAGATCCCGCTTGGGGTCCGAGAAATGGTCGCCCTTCATCGGAGCTTTGCATTCGCATGACTGCCGCTGGTGATCTTCATGAACGCGTCGCCTTTGACGAGCCGGTGCAGGCGACAGGGCCGGGCGGCGCAGTCACCACCGTCTGGCCTGAGCGCCACGCCTGCCGGGCGCAGTTCATCTACGCCCGCGGTTCCGAGGTGGTCGAGGCGGCGCGGCTGGAAGGCCGCAGCACGTTCAAGGTTCGGGTGCGCCAATGTGCGGCGGCGCGGTCCATCACGACAGACTGGCGGATGCGCGACACACGCCGGGGCACGGAATACGCGATCATCGAGGTGGACGACATCACCGATCGGCAGTGGGTCTACATCGTGGTGCAGTCGGGGAGGGCTTCTGGATGACCGCTGTTGCCCTTCAAGACGCCATAGTCGCCGCGCTGCTGGCGGACACGGATGTTTCCGGGTTCGTCGTCGAGCGTGTCTATGACAATCCTCCAGTGAAGGTGCCATATCCATACGTCAGCCTCGGGCCGTCGCAGGTGCTGGATGATGATGCCGACTGCATCGCGGCGGAGGAACACCATCAGCAGATCGATGTTTGGACGAATGAGGGTGCAGCCAAGCGCGGCTGCAAGGCCATCTGCCAAGCGGTCAAGAAGGCGCTCCACGGCGCGGAGCTTGAACTTGATGAAGGTGCCGTGGTGCTGATCGAGGTGACGGACTGGCAGGCGATGGATGATCCCGAGGAATTCATTGCCCACGGGATCGTTAATGTGCGGGCGCTGGTGGACGGTTAGCCAATGTCAAGTTTAACGCCGTAATGGCCCTCGTCGCCATTTGGCCTTTTCCAGCCTCCGATGATCATGGCGTCGGCTTCCAGTGTCACGCCTGCCGATCCGGTGCGGGACAGCATGCCGACCCAGTGAGCGGCTGCGAGTCGGCTTAGGTGTCCTACCTTGCGTCCGCCGATGTGAACAGCGACAGCGTTAGGATCATGAGGATTGGAAGGTTCAGGGACCAGTCGCGCTGTGCATACATGTTCAACCCCGCCCTCTGTCTTGGGGCCAGCTATCGCGGCAAGGGCGTCCTGATAGTAGCTCTCCCCGACGATATCAAAATCATAACTTCCGTCGCCTTCGAGCTTGCGAATTTTTGGGGCGGAATACTGAAAAGGTTCGACAGTTTTTTGGCTCCGTTGCTCGCGAAGTTTGGCTATGAATTCTTCATCCGTTTCAACTGGAAGGTCCTTCTTCCCAAACAGCCAATCCAGCAAACCCATGATTCCCTCGTCCCAACAATCTGTGAAGCCTCGGGGGCGCATGGTCTAGGAGTCAAGGATTTTGAATGGATCGAGGTCTAGCGCATGGTCTGGCAAACATCGGCTAGAACATTCACAAAACTAGTGTTCGCTTTGATCACCTCAGAGTGAGTGGCGAGCAGGCTGACTTCTGAGCCATCGCTTGTGGAAATCTTGTCACCCTTGACCGATTGCATGGTGCTGGATGACAGGCTTTGAACAGCAGATGTGACGGTCAACGCTTGATCCAGCGCCTTGATGCAGTCGGCGTAGCTCTGGATTGGGGCGGAAGACACCGGAGCGGCCGCAATAGTGAGTGCGGTCGCAAGAATGAATTTTCGCATGAGGTTCTCCAATGGCTGATGATGCTTCCCGCCTCGGGGCGATGATGCGCAAGCACCTTGCCGCAGCCCTAGCCGCAGGTAAAGCAGCAGCGCGCACCGGCGGCGAGGAGGTTGCAAACGTCATGCGCGCGACCGCGCCTCGCCATGAGTTCGAACTGATCCGCTCCATTCGGGTCGAGGACACCGACACATTTCGATCTACAAAGGGCGGAGACGTGGCCTTCGTGGGCGTGGTGGTCAAAGCAGGTGATGACACAACGCTGGTGACCAATTCGCGCGGCCAGAAGTTCCAGAATGCCAAGCTGCAAGAGCACGGGACGAAGAACATGCCGGCGAACCCCTATTTCAACGCCTCGTGGAGACGGATGCGGACCCGCGTCCGATCTCGGATCACGCGGTCGATCCGCAAAGCCTGGCTGAACGGCTGATGCCTGTGCAGCGGCGCTGGCGGGTGCTGGCCTATTTCGAATGGTGCCCTAGGCCGGGCGTCATTATGGTGTTCCGCCCCGGAGAGATCCGGCGGGGACTGACGCGCGCCTGCCGCGAAAAGGCTGGCCAGCGCATCGAGGAAATCAGGGACTGACCCTGTAGCTGCGATCCGCCCTTCAGCAAGGCGTCTCTGAAAAATGGAGCCTGTCATGGCTAAACCGACGACTTTCGCCGGGTCTGTTGTTGCGATCTTTCTGGAAGACGCCGACAATCCGGGACAATTCCTCCGGCCCTGCGGGCTGACCTCGCATACCGTCACGTTCACCAAGAACATGCAGGAAGTCGATGTGCCGGACTGCGATGATCCTGAGCTTGCCTCGTGGATCGAGCGCGGCGTTCAGTCCCTCGACTTCTCGGCGAATGGCTCGGGGATTCTGGCGGCCGAGGCTGTCGATAGCTGGTGGGATTCCTTCAACACGACCGAGAGCATCAATGCCCGCGTCTATATCGGCAAGCCGACCGATACCGTGAACGGCCGCTACTGGGCCGGGAGGGTCCATGTCAGAAATTTCGAGGTGACCGGCGAGCGCGGCAGCAAGGCGCAGGTGAGCGTCAGCATCGTTTCGGACGGCGAGATGGTCTACAACACGGTTTCGGCGCCCTGATGGAACCGATCACCCTGAATTGGTCGGGCGGGGAGGATGAATTTCTCCTGCGCCTCGGCGAGCTTGAGGCTCTGGACGATCTGACTGATGACGGTGTTCTGGATTTCCGGTTTCGGTTATCTCAGGGCGCGCAGCGCGGCGGACTGGCCTTTTCCCCGGTGAAGATCCGCCATGTGATTGCCTGCCTGCGCCTTGGCCTGATCGGCGCCGGGATGGATCGTAAGTCGGCGGACAGGAAGGCCAAGCAGGCCTTCGAGGACGGCGATATCTCGGAACTCAACCTCACGGCCTACATGGTCATATCGCACTCGCTCAAAGGGAAGGATCACGACCCTTTGGCGACGACGGAGGCGGCGGAAGCGCCGACCGCCTTCGATGGAGTCGGATCTACGGAAACGGCGTAGTGATGGGAATGCCCCCATCCGAGGTCAAGGCGCTCACACTTTGGGAATTCTCGGCCTGCGTGGTCGGGTGGAACAAGTCGCAAGGGAAGTCGCACTCGGTCGAGGGTGAGCCTCTGAGCGATGAGGCGTATGACGCGCTCTGCGAACTGGGGGATAGCTGGAATGGCTGATCAAACCGCCGCGCTGGAATTGCCGATCGGCGTGACCGAATCCAAGGTTTTGCAGCAGATCGCGCGCATCGAGAGCCAGCTGCGCAAGACCCAGAACGAGGCGACGAACAACTTCATCCGGTCGAACAAGAAGGTGGCGGATTCCTTTAAGCCGATCGCGACCGAAGCTGCCGGGATGTCAACGGCAACCCGCGGCGCCCTGCAGAACGTCGGCTATCAGGTGCAGGACGTTATCGTCCAGATTCAGGGTGGGCAGGGTGCAGTTCGTGCCCTGTCGCAGCAGCTCCCGCAACTGCTGTCTGGTTTCGGATTGGTCGGTGTGGCGCTCGGGACGATCGCGCCGCTGGTTGTCGGGGTCGGGGCTGCCTTGCTCTCAACCGGAAATGATGCCGAGGCCGTCGAAAAGCAGATGAAAGCGTTGGCCGATGCGATCAGTGCGCTTGAGGCAGCCCAGAAGAAGGCCTCCACCAGCAGCGCGGATCTTTCGGCTCAGTTCGGCCCGATGGCGCAGCAAGCGCGCGAGCTTTACGCCGTCCAGAAGCAGCTTGCCCAACTGAACCTGACGAAGGAGTTGAACAAGACCGCCTCAATGATCGGTGAGAATTTCTCTGGATCGGTCAAGGGCACCGCAGAGCAATTGACCGCTCTTGGTGAGGTGGCGCAGAAATATTTCGATCAGATGGACGCCATGAAGGCCGCAGGCGATACCTACGGAATGGGCGCTGTCATCGAGCAATTCAAAGCGGCGCAAGAGTCGATCGGCCTCGGCATTTCATCGCTCGAACGTCTCAAGAAGATGTTCGGGCTGAACTATGAGGAAGCCGGGAAGCTGGCCGCAGCTTTCGCGAGCCTGAGAGATGCGAAGGGGGCGGATGACATTTCCAACGCCGCCGCAGGGTTGCGTGAGCAGCTTGCCGGTGCCCTCAAGAACATGGATGGCACCAATGAGGCCGCCGTCAAGCTGGTGGAGCAACTACTGAATGCTGAGGACGCGGCCCTGCGCGCGAAGGCCGTGGACATTGCCGGAACGATTTCCGCTGGGGCCGATCAGGCCAAGCGGCTGGCCGATGAACTGAGTCGGGCGCTGACCAATGCCGCCAATCTCGCAGCGCAGGGCCTGAATGAGTTGCGGGTTGCGGAGATCAACAATCAGTATCGCACGGATACGGTTGGCCGAGCGGGCGCGCTGGCGTCGTTGCGGGCTGAAACCGAGATCCAGATACCTGAAGGAGCCGACGACAAGACGGTGGCTCGTATCGAGGCTCAGAAGGCTGCATACATTGGCGCTGCGCGCGAGGCCGCAAGGCTGAACCAAGAGACGCAAGCAGCCAATGAGGCCGACCGAAAGGCAGCAGCAGAAGCAGCGAAGTCCAGCAAGGCGCGCCAGTCGGCCTCGGACAAAGCGGCAAAAGCGGAGGAATCCGCTCAGGAGCGCTACCAGAAGTCCATCATCACCCTGCAAGGTAACACTTCTTCTGTCGCAGAGCAGATCAAGGCCTACCAATCTCTGAATCTCGCTGGTGGAAGCATCGAGGCACAGCTCACCGCCATCACGGAAAAGCAAAAGCTGCTGACGGCGGCACAGAAAGCCGGGATCGAACTGACGCCGGAGCAACTGGCGCAGGCCGATAGCATGGCGCAGTCTTACGCCAATCAGGTCGAGGAACTCGATCGGCTCAAGAGTGTCGCCGCGAATGGGAAGGCCGCTACGAACGATCTTTTCGGAGCCATGATTGACGGGGCTGATGCCACCAAGGCAGCTGTAGCGAACCTGATCAAGGAAATCGCGAAGGTTCAGTTCTCCAAGAGCATGATGGGTCTGCTGGGGATGACCTCGTGGGGGTCGGGCCTCATTTCGACAATTGGCTCCGGCCTGACCTTTGATGGCGGCGGGTATACTGGCGCGGGCGGAAAATACCAGCCTGCGGGGACTGTCCATAAGGGTGAGTATGTCTTCTCGAAAGAAGCCACATCCCGGATCGGCGTGGACACCCTCGAAGCAATGCACCATGCGGCGAAGCGGGGATATGCCGATGGCGGCCTTGTCGGTGCGGCGAATGTCAAGCTCTCGACGCAGACGCAGGGTAGCGCTGCATCCCCACGCATCACCATCAACAACAATGCGCCGGGCGTGGATGTTGCGGCGAAGTCGATCAGCCGGGAAGAAGTGGTCATCCTCGTGAACCAGCGAATCTCCGACAACAACAGGGCCGTATCGGACCGGCAGTATCTCACGGGAGGGCGATGATGAGTGTCGAATTTCCGTGGCCGGTCAGGTTCGTGTCCCAGACGGTGACGCTGGATGGGATGCGGTTTGACCCCTTCACGAACATTCAGGGGGAGACATTCGCCAACCCGACCCTGAACGGGTACTGGCGCATAGACATGCAGCTGGTGGCCCGTACCGCGCAGGAAAAGCTCGCCCTGTCGTCTTTTATCACCCAGATGAGCCCCGGCTCCGCCCGGTGCGTCGTTCCGGTTTGCGGCGTTGCCCGCCCGAACGACGCGAATGGCCGCCCGCTGACCGGGTGCCTGATGGCGCCCGAATTCACCTATGATGATGTCGGGTTCCGGGGCGAGGTTTTCGGCGGATACACTCTGGAAACCGCCGCATCGCACAGGGACAGCTACATCGACGTGGTGAAGCCCGCGCTCTCCGCCCTCTGGCCGGGCCACTACATCTCTCTCGGGGACAGGCTGCATCAGGTGGTGAACGTCACGCATCTCGACGAGGGCGAGACGCGGGTCCGCCTGTCCGTAATGCCCAGCATTCGCGGCAATCACGCGGCGGGCGAAACGGTGATCGTGGATAGCACCCGGCTGGCCTGTCGGCTCGAAAGCGGTGACCAGTTCGCAGTTGGCGGTTCCAAGTTCAAGACCGTGTCTCTGTCGTTCGTGGAGGCGTTCGGATGAGCATTCATGACATACCGGATGAGGACCTGCGCACTGGCGTCACCGGCTGCACGATCCTATGCCAGATGGATTTCCGGGCCAATCCGCAGAACTGGTGGCTTGGCCTTGGCGAGCTGACCGTCGGCGGGGTGACCTATCAGGGGACGGGGGATGTGATCCAGATCAGCGCCATGTCGCTGACCTATGGGCTGTCCGCTGGCATGGTCCGCTTTACCGTCCGCAGGGCATCGCCGGAGATGGTGGCCAGGTGCGACAATCAGGCCAGCGAGGTGAACGCCCGGACGTGTCGGATATTCTACCAGCTGTTCTCAGCCGAGGAAGTTGACGGGCAGCACAGGGGGCGGCTGATCGGCGATCCGATCAGCATGTTCTCGGGCCGGATGCGCGACATGCGGAGCACGTCCACCGCGACGGAGAGGTCGATCGAACTAGAGGCGTATGGGCGGATGAGCTGGCAGGGCAAACCGCCGCGCGGACGGTGGACGGATTCTGACCAAAGGAGCAGGTATCCCGGGGACACGGGACTGGCCCTGCTGCCCGGGCTGAAGGACAAGGCCATCACATGGCTTCCGGGGTGATCCGGAGCGCCCGGGTAGAGGATGTCCCCAGAATTGTCGACATGGTCGAGCGGCTCGCGCAATCCGTGAGCGGCCCCCAGATGGTGGACCGCATCAGGACCGCGGAGACGATTGCCTCCCTGATGTGTTCTGCGGATGGGGTGGTTCTTGTGTCGGGCGGCGGCTTCATCGCCGGGTGCATCCAACCCACGATCATCAACCCGGATCCCGTGGCGTTCGAGCTTGGCTGGTATGCCGAAGATAGAAGCGGCCTCGCCCTCATCCGCAGTTTCGAGGTCTGGGCCCACTCGCGCGGGGCCGTCCTCGTTAAGATGAGCTGCCGGGGCGGCGTGGCCCAGAAAATACTGCAACGACGCGGCTACAGGTTGGCCGAGATACAGATGGTCAGGTAATGGCAATTTTCTCAAGCATTGCTGCCCTGTCCGCATGGGTCGGCTCCTATGTCTTCACCTTTGCGGCGGGGGCGGGAATCACGTTTTCGACCGCGCTCGCAGTCGGCAAGGTCGCGGCATACCTGGTTTCCGCTGTGGCTTATTCCGCCCTGAGCAGCGCCGCGCAGCGACTGCTTGCGCCGAGGGCGAGTGTGCCGAAGTCCGAGGTTCAAGCGGTCATTCAACAATCGGACGCCCCGCGCCGGATCTGGGTCGGTCAGAACCTCGCCGGAGGCATTCGTGCCCTGTTCGACGTCAAGGATGCACGCCTCTACCAGCTGGTGGTCGCGGGGCATGGCAAGATGCATAGCTTCGACCAGTTCTGGATCGATGGCGAACCGGTTCTGCTGAATGCGTCCGGTCAGGTGGCGTCCGGAGTTGCCTCTGGATATGTGACCGTGCTGACCAGAGACGGGTCCTATCTGGGTGGGGACTACCCGGAGCTTTCTGTGTTCTCCAGTTGGGACAGTTCCCGCAGGCTTGAGGGACAGGCCACCTTTCTGGTGATCGCGCGCGCGCCGAAGTCCGAGAATTTCATGAAGGTGTTCCCGAAGGCGCACCAGACGGTCTTCAACTGGGTTGCCCGGGGCGCGGAGATCTTTGACCCGAGAGCAAATACGACGGGATACAGCGACAATGCCGCCCTTGTCGTGAACTATTACCTGACGCACCCGGACGGGTATCGTCTCGACGGGGGTGAAATCTACTGGGAGAGCGTGTCCGCCCTTGCGGACTGGTGCGATACACCGGTCCCGCAGTTCACGGGCGGCACCGCGCCCATGATGCGCCTCTGGGGCTACTGGACGCTCGATGAGGAACCTTCCGAGGTTCTTGGGCGGATGGCAACGTCCAGCGGGATCAGGGCGTATGAGACGCAGGATGGCCGGGTCGGGCTGATCGGAGGGCCGTTCGGGGCGCCGGCCTGCACTCTGACGGCAAAGGATATCCGCCAGATCCAGACGACGGAGGCCATCAGCGAGCGCGAGGGCTACAACACCCTGCGCGTCAGCTTCATGTCTGCCGCCCATAAGTACGAGATGACCGAGGTCGATCCGTGGGTGGATCAGGGCAGGGTCGATGTCGAAGGGGAAATCTCGCAGGAGCTGCGCCCCGAAATGTGCCCGAACCAGTCGCAGGGGCGTCGCCTTGCCAAGATGGCGATGCATGACGGCAATCGGGCGAAAGTGGAGATCATCACGAACCTTGTCGGGCTCAAGGCGCGGTATCCGGCGCAGCCCGGCCAGAGGCATACCATCCTGCTCGACTACAGGCCGGAGGATGGCTCAGGGCGTGAAATCGTCGGGGAGTATGAGGTTCTGGATCATGAGTTCGACCCTGTCGGGCTGGAATGCAGGATCGAGCTGGCAAAAGTGGACCGTTCCTCGCAGGAGTGGACCCCGTCCGAGGAAGGGAGCATCCCGGCGCCTTTGCCTGCCAGTGAGAGCGACGGTGCGCCCGATATGACAATGACCCTCAATCAGAGGATCATTCAGGTGACGCAGGGGGTCAGTCAGGCATCCCTCACGGTCGAGGCCGCGGCCATCGCCGGGCGGGATGATCTGAGGATCGAGGCTGAGTATTCCAGCAACTGGACTGCGCCGAATCCGACATGGTTCCCGATGACATCGACAGGCCTCACGGCTGTGTCGGGGGCTGTGGCGGATGGGGCCACATTGATGGCGCGCGCGAGGCCCCTTGGGAGCTTCTCCGGCGTCGCCGACTGGGAATATCTCGGCCCGATCACCATTCAGGTGAATGCTGTTCCTCCTGCGCAGCCGACTGACCTGATTGTTTCTCCGGGCCCTGGCTACGTGCACCTGTCGTGGCGAAACCCGGATGACGAGTTCTTCCAGCTCAGGGTCTATCGGAATACGTCCCCTGTCTTCTCCGCCGCTTCGCTGGTGGTGGTGACGGGCGGCGCGGCGGGGCAGATCTCCGAAGCTGCCGACACGGGCGCCGAAGTGGGTGTGACGTATTGGTACTGGGTATGCGCGGCCAATGCATCCGGCGTCGAGGGCAACCCTGTCGGTCCGGCAACGATCACGCTCTGACAGATCACGAAAATTCATAATGGAGACAAAATATGGCAGTCAGCACAACCGCTGTGGCGGGCGCGGTTGCGCTCCCGGATGGCAGTGCCGCGGTGGATGGGGACAAGATCGTATTCACGCGTCGCAGGGCAGGGGTATCGAATGGGGCGATGGTCATGCATGGACAGGTGGCTGCCATTGTTTCGGGCGGTCAGATATCTGTCACATTGTCCAGAGATGACGACGGGATATCAGTCTATGATGTTTCTTACCGTTATTTCAACCTGGCATCGCGGGGCTGGATCACTGCATCCATCGGACCGATCGTCATCGACGGTCCGGGTCCCTACACGCTGGCCGATCTGGTAGAGCAGACGGTTCGCATCCCATCGAGTGTCAAATCCGAAGCCAGCATCAAGCGCGGGGACACGCTGTCACTTGGCATGATCTGGGTGGGCGACTTCCATCAGCGGCTCGATCATACTGGCGTCGACATTGCGGCGTCCTTGCTGGGACCGGATGGTGAGCTGCGCGCCCTGACGGTTACGAAACTCAGCCCCGCCACTGACGGCGAGGTGGAAATCAGCATGACCGCAGCTGAGACGGCGGATCTGCCGCTCGGCCACCATCAAATCGACATCAAGTTTTCGACCGTATCGCGGGTGTCTCGCACCATGACCGGCACGATCACTGTTTTGCAGGAGATCACACCATGACCACCATCGACCGTAGCAGGGCCCTCATGTTCGCGGGTGGTGTCCTGCCGATCAACGGCGTCTCTCCTGCCGATCTGGCGCAGGAGCGTAATGCTCGCGCTGCTGGCGACCAAAATCTCCAGACCCAGATCTCAGCCATCGTTGACGGATCGGCCATTACCACCGAGAACAGCTTCGCCACGCGGGATGCATTTGTCGCGTGGGATGCGACCGCCACCGGCAAGATCGCGGGCATGGTCATCTTCGCAGCCGGACTGGCCTATGTCTACGATGGGGTATCGTCGGAGATCCCTGACCTTCCGGGATGGACCCTTGCGCCGCCGTCCGCCTACATGCGCCGCAGGTCTGTCGTCGCCGCCAATAGCGGGCTGAATGGCATCAAGTCTGCTATCAATGAGGTGCAGGCCCTCGGCGGCGGCGAGGTGGTCTTTAACGCGGGCTCGTTGCCGGTCACGCCGGACAACGTCCGTGTGCCGATCACCTCGGACACCGTTCTGACGTTCGAGGGTGGTGCCGGTCTTGTCATGCCGGATGCCGGGCAGGGGTCTTTGCTCTACCTCGGCGGCGACAGTGAGGCGGTGCGGGGCGATGTATGCCTGACGGTGCAGGGGCTCAAGGCGGATGTCTCCGGGGGTGCGCTCACCGGAGATCCGACGGCGCTGTCCCCGCGCAACCTGCGGCAGGTGATCGTCCATGATCCAGATCTGTACGGCGGCGAATACTGGTCCGACCCTGACGCGCTGCGCGGGGGGGATTCCGGCATCAGTCCGATCAACATCGGCGTGATGCAGGTATGGGGCGGCCACATCCGGGGATTTCGGGATGCCGGGATCTACTCGGGCGGCGGCAACAGCTCGTCTGGCGCCGATGATGGTGTTAGCACGAGCATCATTGGCACGCAGTTTGCCCATTGCTACCAGGGGGTAACGATCAAGCGCGCCGGATACCACCATCTCCTTCAGGATGTCGTGTCCCGCGACTGTGGCTATATGGTGACGACCGCGGACGTGTCGGCGGATCAGGAATTCCGAACCGGTTTGCTGGTCGAGGTGCTCGGGTGTCTTGCGGAGCGTAGCAGCAACTATGCGATCAACTTTAGGGGTCAGACGCTCGGCCGCGCCATCGGCAACAGGATCCGTGACTGGGGCTATACCGAACTCGGCGTAGGCACGCTGGCGCTCAACGGCAGCGGGCGCGCCGCCATCCAGTGCGAGGGGGCGCTGGACTGCGAAGTCTCGGACAACCGCATGGAGATCAGTGGCTCAAATGGTCAGGTTGCGGCCGAGCAGATCGGTATCCGGGTGCGGTCCTATACCGATAGCGGCGGTGTCTTCTATGCTGGGGGCCGTTTGTCAGGCGCGGGAAACAGGCTGCAGAATGTGCCGATCTGGTACGATGACGCCAACAATACCGTGCAGGCGTCGGTGCTGACAGGAAATTACTGCGCTGACGGCACTATTGGCAGGTTGCACCCGAACACCAGGTTCGAGCAGCGGGTGGCCGCTGCCCCGACCTCCCGCCGAATGTGGCGCAATCTGGCTGCTACCTTGGCGGTGCCATCGTCATACGCAGACGCAGACCTGCTCGATACGTCGCTGCTCGCGTCGTCGGTTTCGCTGAACTCGGCCCACCATAGCCGGGCATTTGTCGCGACCGGAACGGCAGCGGTGCAGACGATCAACCTGCCCGCTCCGGTCGCGGGTATGTGGATGGACATAGCCAACGGCAAGGCGTCCGGGACGCTTCGTGTGGCCGTCCCCGACGGTTCCAGCCTCTACATCGCTGGCATGACGAAGACGGACTACGCCAGCACGAACATCATCGGTGCCGGGGCGCGGTTTCTCGCGATCTCGTCGGCCGAATGGATCGCCGTTGGGGCGCCCACCGGCTGGACGTGAGGCCGCCTCCGGGCGGCTTTTTTCATACCGATGCGCAGGAGGCGCAAATGCCATTCGAGTTCGACAGGAAGATGAGCTTGGGAAACCTGATCACCATTGGCGTCGTCCTGTTCGGTGCGATCGGTGCTTGGTTCACGCTGGTCGCAGGGCAGCAGCAGTTGACCCGTGACCTGATCCAGATCCAGACGGAGTTTTCCGCGCGCAAGGTCGAGCGGGACCGCCAGCTCGACGCCCATGAATCCCGGATTAGGGCGGTGGAGATCGCGCAGGCCAGCCAGTCCTCGGACCTGCGCAACATTCAGATCGGCATCAGCGAGATCAAGGCGAGCATCGCCAAGCTCGGCCATCCGTAACAGGAGCAGCACATGACCTATCCATGGAATGGCGCGGCCAAGCTGGCCGACGCCACAGATTTCGTGCGCGCTGCCGAGGCTATCGGCTGCGACGTGGCGGCGATCCGGGCTGTCTGGGAGGTGGAGGCCGCATGCAACCCCTTCCGGGCTGACGGATCACTTGAACGCCGGTTCGAGCTACACAAGACCACGCCGCCGCTGATGCCCTATTCGCAGGGGCTGAAACTGACGAACGCTGCGCGGGAACGGCTGTTCATGAAGCGCTACGCCGAGAACCCCGAGGACGCCATGCGCGCGACCAGTTTCGGCGCGCCGCAGATCATGGGCTTCAACCACCTGAAGGCGGGCTATCCCTCGGCCGCGCAGATGGTGGCATCCTTCGCCCAGTCGGAGGGCAACCAGATCGGCGCCTTCGTGCGGCTGGCGCAGGCGTGGGGCATCGACAGCGCGCTTCGGGCGCATGACTGGAAGACCTTCGCCCGGGTCTACAACGGCAATGCCAACGTCGCCAGCTACTCGGCCAAGATCGAGGCGGCCTATCGGCGGCTGTCCGGCGCGGCCTCCCCGCAGGTGCTGAAGTCCGGGGACAAGGGCGCGGCGGTCAAGCGGCTGCAAGAGGCGCTTGGAGCCACGGTGGACGGCTCCTTCGGCCCGGACACCGAACACGCCCTGCGCGAGTTTCAGCGCGACAACGGCCTCGTTGTGGACGGCAAGGCCGGTCAGAAGACTTGGGAGGCGCTTGCCCGTCAGGTCGATGTGAAGCCGCCCGCACAGCCCACGCAAAGCGATCTGATCGCCACGGTGACGGCACAGGCGGGAGCAGGGGCGGCGGCGCTCGGCACGGTATCGGCGGCGCTGCGGGAGTTGCCCGAGACGGCAACGACGCTGCTAGTCGGCGGTGCGGTGCTGGCCGGTCTGCTGGCGCTGGCCGCGTGGCTCTACCGGAGGGCGCGGGCATGATCGCCAAGCTCAAGACATGGGCCGCCATCGCCGGGGCGACCGTCCTCGCGCTGGTGGCCGCGTTCTGGCGGGGCAGGGCGCAAGGCTCCGCCGCCGCACAATCCAAGATGAAAGAGAAGGACGTCGCCAATGCGCGCGAGATCGAGGACCGGGCCGACGCTGCCCGTGCTCAGCCTATCGATGATCCTGTTGAACGCCTGCGCGCCAGTGGCCGGATCAGAGACGACCCCTAGCCCTCCCTAAGGTATATGGTTGCCACGCATAAAACCTCCAAACAGAACCCTCGCCGCTCCATTGTAAGCCGCCGCCGCTAGGCGCTCATCATCATAATATCCCAGTGAAATACGAGAACCGTTCTTGTGGATTGAGGCCACCCACTTGCCCTCATTCTTTGCCCACGTTACCCCCTTATATGTCGATGAGCATCCCGTCCGTTTGGCGGTATTTGCAGCGTTTTGTGTGGGGGTGGCGAGGCGAAGATTTACCCACCTGTTATCGTCCGGGTCTAGGTTGATGTGATCGATACTAGCCTCAGGATAGTGACCGCACATGATCGCATAGGCGGCTCTGTGAGCCAGAACCCACTGGCCCCCCAGACGTATTTGCCGGTGCCCAGATGTGCTGATTGTACCGGCATTGGCACCAGCGTATCGAGCATTCCAGTTTGCACATGCGTGTTCCGGGGATCTTTTCGAATGATTTCGAAACCACTCGGGGCCGCGCTCCTTCCAGAACAGCTTGCCGGTATCCGGGTCGTAGCGGAGAAGTTGACCGAGAACCTCCGGGGAGGGTAAGGGCTTGGTAGCCATGACGTGATCCTCTGATGATCCGTTTCGGTTAGGGCTGCGTGGCGGGTGAGATCGCTATGCAGCCCGTCTAATATAGGAAAAATCAAACATGAAATCAACGAGATGCCGCGCATTATGCGCGGTTTTGGCGTTTGCGCCATTAGCCGCATGCGCTGATTACGAGGGATCAGACACCAGCCGCACGATCTGCCGCGAACTGCGGCGGGACCTGCCCACCTATTCCACCCGCGACACCGCCGAGACCCTGCAATCCGGGGCGCGGTTCGTGGCCGTTTTCCAAGCAATCTGCCAGTAACAAGGAACATACCAATGGCACGCATGCCCTTCGGCCGTCCACGGCCCCGTCGCCGCCCCGGTGGCGGAACCCTCATTGCCGGTCTCTCCATCTCCGTCAGCCCCTCGGCCCTCTACGTCGGCGGTGCGTTCACGGTCACGGTGACCGTCCCCGCAGGCGGCACGCTGTCCACGGTCACCGCGACCGCCGGCGGCACGCCCATCACCCTGACCGGCAGCGGCAACACCCGCACCGGCACGGCCCCGGCCGAGGCTGGCCCGCTGGTGGTGACCGCGACCGGCGCGGATGCGGATGGTAACCCGCTGACCGCAAACCGGACGGTGCAGGTGCGGGAGGAGCCGGTTGCTCCCACCGCCCCTGGACAATTCTCCGCCTCTGACTGGTCCGTCACGACCGGCCTCGCGGCCTCGCAGGTCGTGCTCAACGTCTCGGCTCTGCCCTCGGACGGCGGCAGCCCGATCACCGTGCTGCAATACTCCGTCGACGGCGGCGACACATGGACCGCGCTGAGCGGGACCGGCACCGGATCGCGCACGCTGACCATGCCCGCAGCGGGGACCAGCTACACCTTCGCCCTGCGCGCCGTGAACGCGGTGGGCGCGGGGGCGGCCTCGGCGAGCAAGAGCGCGACCAGTGGGGCCAGCGCCGGTGTCACCGCCTCGATCAGCGGCCTCTCGGCGAGCGGCAAGGCTACGACCGGAGTGACGCTGACCGGGCAAGTGTCGGGTGTGACCGGCGCGCCGACGATCGAGCACCGCTGGTTCGTCGGTGTGGCGCAAGTCGGCAACGCGCAATCCTATACCCCCATCATCGGCGAGGAGCCTATTCAGGACGGGGTGATGCTCACCTACGCGCCGCTGATCGGTGGGGTCGAAGTCTCGTCGCCTGTTGCGATCGTGGCGCATGCCGCCCCGACTGCTTCGGGAACCGTCCCGGCGATTTCTGCGGTTGAGGGCGAAGGCCTGTTCCTCGTTCCTACTTCGTCCTACTTCAGCGGCGAGGGTCTGGTCTATTCGATCAGCGGCGGGGGCAGCATCGACGCCTCCACCGGGCAAGTCTCCTTCCTGGCGGCGGGTATCACCAGCGGCACCATGACCGTGACCGCAACCAACTCGGGCGGGTCGGCAACGCGCACCATCAATTACGCTGTCGGGCCTCTGGTTCTCGGGGACATCACGACGCAGGAAATCACCCTGCTGTCGGGGACCCCGGCTGGCGCGCCTGCGACCTATCCGCTGGCAGATACGGTGGGGGCAACCGGTGTTCTGATTGTGGTGGCGACCACTGCCGCAGCCCCGAACGTATCCGTTACCGTTGGAGGCGAGGAAGCCAAGCTGGTCGGGCTGGTCAATGCCGCGACCAATGCCGGGGCTGCTGCCAACAGTGCGCGCGTGTTCTATGCTGACAAGTCTTCTGGCGACGTGATCGTGAGCGGTGCACCTGCAACCGCGGACCATGTTGTGAAGGCATACCCGATTGTCGGCGGGAAACTCCGATCGTTCGACATCACCAATTGGGACGGTATCCCGGCCTCCGGTTCAAGCAGCAATGCCGTTTCCGTTGCCGTCGACGCGAAAGAGAAGTCGCTGTCCTTCGCGGTAATCCTCGGGGATGGCGCCCGAGTTATCAGTCCGGCGCATACGGCAGGCACGGCGTGGACCCTTGCTTCTGGCTCAAACGCCGGTTCTGTACAGTGGGCCACGTTCCCCGCGGAAGCCGACGATACAACGATCTCGTTTAACTCGAATACGTATCGCACACGTTTGGGGTTCGGTGTCCTCGTTGCTTCGCAGATTCCCGTGACGCAGGTCACCGTGTCCGACCCGCCGGCCGAAGGATATGTCTATCCGCTGAATGCGGCCCTGACCTCGGCGAGCATTCCGGTCACAGTGCAGCACACGGCAGCGGATGGCGTGGTGCAGGCGCGGGTGGTCAGCGGCGCTACCGTCGTTTCGGATTGGGCGAGCATCGGCACCTCGGTCAATGGGTCGGTAACTGGCGCCGTATCTGTCACGAAAGCCGCAGCCGGCATGAAACAACTGAAGGTCGAGGCTAGGCTGACCAGCGACCCGTCTGCGACTGGCGTTCAGTTGTCCTCGTGGTACGCGGGAATCGTCGTGGCGGGCTACGGTCAGTCCAACTGGATGTCCATGCTTCAGTATTCTCTGGGCGTCCAAACTTGCCCATGGCCCACCGGTGCCATCGTCGCCGGCAGTGGCGGCGGATACTCCCGTATCAACAACAGCGGCCTCGCCAAATTTGCAACCGATCTGATCGCTCTTTCCGGCTGCCCGGTGATGATCATTACCGGGGGCATCTCGGGGGCATCCATCGGCCTGCTGACGCCAAACGGAAACGAGTTCCCGAATCTGGCGGCGATGGTCGCGAAGGCTGGACGGCTTCACGGGTTCTTGTGGCACCAGGGCGAGGGAGATGTCGCGAGTTCCACGAACGAAGCCACCTATATCACGCGCCTCACGTCGATCAGAGACGGTCTGGCCGCTGCGGCAAATATGGCCCCTGCGGATCTGCCCATCATCACTTCGTCGCTTCTCACCTACGGGGCGACTTCGGAGGGCGTGTCCACTCACGCTCGTTGGTCGATGTACGATGACATTCTGCGGCGTGTCGAAACCGCATCGCTCATCAGCAACGGACACTGGGCGGGTTCGTGCAAGGATGTGAACCGCCTGGACACCTATCACGGCTATCGTGGGGGGAGCATGCGGCGTGGAGCGCGCTATGCGCGCAAGGTCGCGGAAGTCCTCGGCTTCGCCACGGCTCACGTGCCCTTCAAGGTGTCCTCCGCGTCCATTGCCTCGGCGACCACGACGACTGTCACCCTGTCGCATGGCCTCGGGACGGACTTCGCGTTCTGGGATATCCCCCACCTCGATCCTGCCATCGACACGCCTCAGTCGGCTGCCGCTGGCGGCATGTGGGAGGTCTCGGCTGACGGCACGACGTGGATCACCGCCACGGCGGCGCGGGCAGGCGCGTCCAGCCTGACGCTGACGCATGCATCGCTTGGCACGAGCGCGCGCTACATCCGATATCTCTACGGGTTCGCGACGACGACGAACGGTATCATCATCGACAACTCGGGCATCGCCGAGCCGCTGGATCACCTATCCAGCATGGCCTGCGCGGCTTGACCTGTACCCCGGCTGGCTCCGGCTGGCCGGGGGCATGTGCTGAAGTCCCGTTTCAGCAAAGCGACTTTCCGCGTCTTTCATACCCCATATGGGTGATGCGACCGCTCAAAGCCGCAGCCTGACGTTGCGTCCCTTCCGTCGGACTTGCCCGACATCAAGGACGCGCATCGCGGCCAACGCTACAGTCAGATCGTTAAGAGTGCTGTGGTTAACGAGTAGGGCAGCCGCTCGGCGGGAGGCAGTCGGGCGGCGGCTTTGCCGGTCCCTGAGGTCTTATCAAGCCCCCGGTCGCCTTGTGGTGGCCGGGGGTGTTTTGCGTTCAGGGTCAGTCCAGCCGTTTCGCCAGTTCGGCGGCGGTCTCGTTGTAGTAACACATCAACATTCGGAGGTCAGTGTGTCCGACCATTCGGGCCAGCGCCAAGACGTCCAGCTTCTTGGCAAGACGCGTGATGGCGGCATGCCTGCTGTCGTGGAAGGTCAAGCCGTCGACCTTGGCCCGGTCCCGCAGTTTGCGCCACAGAACGTCGAGCTGCCGCGATGACAGGCCAAACACTGGATCGGCCGCAGGCAGTTCCTTTAGGAGGCGCACGGCTTCCGATGATAGCGGCACATCGCGGGGTCTGCCATTTTTGGTGTGCTCAAGCCGCGCCACCCGGTTCTCCATGTCGATCCGGTCTCGCGTGAGGCCTGCGATCTCCCCGGCGCGCATGGCTGTCTCAAGGGCAAACCTGAAGGCGTGATAGGCCCTCGCGGTGGCATGCGTCAGGTCTGACCCTGCCGAATGCGCAAGGCGCTTCAGTTCGTCATCGGTCGGCAGGCGGTCCCGGCTCACCGGCTTCTTCGGCCTGGATATGTCGCTGATCGGGTTCGCGCTGATCAGGCGCCATTCCTTTACCGCCACATTCAAAACTGAAGACATAAGCTGCATCTCGCGGATGACGCTGGCCGGTGCCACCTCTGTCAGCCGCTTGTCGCGCCACTCGGCAAAGTCCGATGCCGTCAGCTCGCCGATGGCCTTCTGAGCGATCGGATCGCGGCCGATCTTCTCAAGCCTGATCGCCTCCCATCTCTCGCCGCGCTTATGCACGGATCGCTCACGGGCGTAGCGGGTCATGACCTTCCCAAAGGTTTCCGAGGATTTCACCTCATCCGCGTTCAGAATCAGGTATTCCTGACGGGACGCCCACTCCTTTGCCGCTTTCTGCGTGGGAAAGACCTTGGACAGGCGCTTGCCCTGCCGGGCGATCTCGGCCCTATACTTGCCGGTATCCAGCTTCCTGATGCTTGCCAT